ATATTTGAAATGGTCTATCTTAATAAAGCTATACCTGACGGCATGAGTTTGTTTACCGCAGAGAGTGTAGATGGGTGTTTAGATACATCTAGAAAACTAGGAGATATACCTCCGCATACTGCATTGATTGCAGGGTTAGATCCTGCAAGTACGGGGTATCAAGCAGCGGTGCTTTGGGCGTATAATGCAAAAACGCAACAAGTATGGCTAGTTGATGTCAAGAATGACCAAGGTGGTGGTATACAAAAAGCACATAACTTAATGAAAGAATGGTATGAGAAATACTGGTTAAGTCATTGGGTAATAGAGGAGAATGGTTTTCAACGTGCTATTGGACAAGACAGAGAGATTAGAAACTGGGCAGCAGCACATGGTGTACGACTAGAAGGACATCAGACATATAAAAATAAATGGGATCCGACCTTTGGTGTAACCAGTATGGTTGGTATGTATGAACAACAGAAGATGAACTTACCGTGGGCAGACGCACAAACAAAACGTAAAGTAAACATTCTTAGACAACAGTTACTCTACTTTTCACAAGCAGGTGCCTCTAACTCACGTAATGTAAAAACTAAAACTGACTTAGTTATGGCAAGTTGGTTTCCAATGAAACGTATACGCACAAACGTAAAAATCATGTTATCAGAAGTGCAGAGTGACTATACTCCATCTTATAGCTATTACAAGCAAAGCGAACACAATGAGGTTTTTTGGTAAATGTTAACACCTGACGAACTACTTATTAAAACGGACGACTTAAAAGGTATGCACGAGCATAGTGGACACTATGAGTATCGTGATAGAGTGCGTTCTATAATGAATGGCGGTAGCAATGGTATCGCAGCATTACTAGGTAATGACGCTAAAAACTACGACACAGACTTACCAATCCCTAACCTTATCAATTCAGGTTTAGAACATCTTGCACAGAAACTAGGGCGTATGCCTGACATTAAAGTTGACCAGTATGCAGATAGTGAACGAGCAAAAGGCAAAGCAGAAAAATTAGAACGTATTGTTTCTAGCTTAGACGGAAACTCTAAGATGGATATGCAAATGCCACAAGCTGCACGTTGGCTACCTGGTTATGGTTTTTGTGTATGGATAATAAGACAGAAGATGTCGCCAGACGGTATCATGTATCCTCATGCAGAACTTAGAGATCCTTATGATTGTTACCCAGGATATTATGGTCCAGACCAAGATCCTAAAGAGCTAGCACTTATACGACTTGTACCTACTGCAGTTATTAAACAGATGTATCCACAAGCACAAGTGATGGTTGATGAGAGTAGTCAGTTCCCATCAGGTTACAGTAAGTTTAAATACCATGACGGTTTCCAGAGAAGTTGGGATAACCAACTAGCTGACGGTGTTGAATTAGTAGAGTACTATAACGAAGAAGGTACTTACGTATTCTTACCAGATACAAAACAGATTTTAGATTACACTCCTAACCCACTTAAATCAGGTCCAAGGTTTGTTATCTCTAAGAGATTTAGCTTTGATAGATTAACTGGTCAGTATGACCACGTACTAGGTTTGATGGCAGCAATGGCAAAGATTAACGTCTTATCTATTATTGCTATGGAAGATAGTGTATTCACAGAAACCAATATTATTGGAGAACTAGAAAGCGGTAACTATAAGCGTGGTAGATTATCAGTCAACTACCTAAGCCCAGGTTCACAAGTTTCTAAACCACCTAATAATATTCCGTATCAGTTGTTTACACAGATTGACAGGATAGAGAGACAACTTCGTGTTGGTTCTAGCTATCCAGTAAGCGATGACGCTATATCCCCTAACTCGTTTGTAACAGGTAGAGGGTTGCAAGAACTATTATCGTCCGTTGATCTAAACGTCAAGGAATATCAGTTATCACTAAAAACAGCAATGGAAGAACTAGATTATAAACGTTTAGAAATGGACGAGGCGCTTAACGGTCAAACTAAAAAACCTATGGCAGGTTACTTAAAAGGTACAGCTTATGCTGAACAATACACACCTGCAGCAGATATTAAAGGTATGTACAAGACAAGACGTATCTATGGTGTCATGGCAGGTTTTGATGAACCTACTAAAATTGTTTCTGGACTTCAGTTACTACAAGCAGGTATCATAGATAAAGAAACTTTACAAGAAAACATGGACGGTTTAGATAACGTACAAAAGATTAACGATAGAATACTTAAAGACGAAGCAGAACGTACATTGTTTGAGACATTAAAAATACAAGCAAGTCAAGGAGATGAGAAAGCAACTATGGCATTGGTACAGATTTATAAAAATCCAAATAGTATGCAATCAATCTTAGATAAATTTTATACCGCAGAGGATCCAGAGATACCAGAACCAGAAGCAGCATTGTTAGGTCAGGATCTAGGGGGTGGAGAACTAGCAGTACCACAAGGACCTGCACCAGACATTAGATCATTATTACTAGGAGGTGGACAATAATGCCTGAACCAAAAGATAATACAAACATGCAGTTTGCAGATATTTGCGAGACATCATTATTTGATATTTGGCAAAGAACTACAGAATACTTAGACGACTATGATACTTTTTTAAAAGATAACGATGAACAAGAGACACAGTTATCTGCTTTCCCACAAGGCATGGTCGTGCAATACATACCTAACGGTATAATTATTATGTTTGGACCACAAGAAAACTTAGGAGAAGAATATGGCTATTGATAGTAGTAGGCAAAATGGAAGACGTGGTGGCGTTAAAAAACCTGCTGCAGTAAGTGGTCCTGGTAAATTATCTAGAAGAACTGATAGCGTTGCACCTACTATTGATGAAGTACGTGCTATGGTAACTGAAAGTGCAGGAGAAGAAAAAGCACTTGTAAACCAAGTTAGAGAAGGCAACATAAATGCAACAGAAGAAGAAACAGTTGTACCTGCAGGACAAGGACAAATAGTTTCAGAAGAACCTGGAGTTATAACACCTTTACCTGGTGGGGTTGGAGAAATATTTGGACAAGGAGATGGTACTCCTATTAACACATTTTCTACTATGCAACAAAAAGAAAGTACCTTGCTAGAACCAGATGACCTAATGTTAATTAGAGCAATGGTAGGTATAAATCCTACACCAGAACTTATAAATTTATTACAAACAGCAGAACAAAAGATAAATAGAACACCAACACAACTAGGTTAATTTATGGGTGTATTTCATAATGACAACCCTAAAACTGAACAAGACTTGTACAAAGAATTACAGGGTAGAAAAACACAATGGAACAGAGCTAAAGCTAGCGTAACTAGAGAAGACGCAGTAAGAGCTTCTACTATTGCACAGTTATATCCTAACTTTTCTCCTGATGTAATTACTTCATTGACTATGTTACAAGTAAAACCAGAAGCAGAAGTATTACGTACGTTATCAGAACGTGTTTTAGAAAACAATAAGAAATCTTTAGTCGATAAAGTATTCGATCCACTTAAAGGTGCCGTGCGTTTTGGTTTACTAGGATTAGAAGACTTATACAGAACAGCAGTAGATAGACCTATTAACTCTATGATTGCTGCAACTATTGGAGACAATGCAGAAGACTTAACCTTTAGGGACGCTTATGCACAATCAGGTAAGTCAACAGTCAAACAAGTATTTAGTAACTTAGCACAAGGTAAAGAAATAAACTTAGGAGAAGGGTTACTACCTAATTCAGAAGTATTTGATCCAGAAAATCCTAATAGTAAATATTACGATGAATATAAATATTTAGTACAGTCTGGGTTTGATAATACACGTGCGCAAAACATTATACAAAATCAACTAGGTTCAGCTATTACAGATATAGATAGTCGTATGCAAGAGGAGAGCGGACAGTTTAATATATCCACACAACTAGGTACTGGAGAAACTGTTAAAACACCTATCTCATTAGGAAGAACTGTAGCGTTAGGTGTTACAGAACCAGGTACTAAAGGGTTTAATGTTGTATCTGGAATACTAGACGCAGGCAAGGCATTGTTTCTTGATCCATCTAACTACTTAACTTTAGGTGTAGGTGCAGCAAGAAAAAGTGCTAAAACGTTAAGAGCAAGTGATCAAACAATATCAATGCTTAAAAAAGTAGATACAAAGTTTACACCTGCAGAACTAAAACAATTAGGTATTGTAGAACGAGGTTTTGGACTACCGTTTATATCATCTAAGTCAGTTACTGATTATTTACAAAAAGATCCAGGTGGCATGAAACTTGTTAAGTACATGTCAAACATTACATCAGATAGTAAGTTTATGGACATTACAGGTATTGAAGATCCAGAGATTGTCAGTAGATTTATGAAGATTACACAAGACTTTACTAAATCATCAGCTGATAAACAAATAGAGATGGCACAACTTATAGATCAATCTATTGGTTTTAAAGATTTACCATTTGGTACAACTAAACCTACAGTAGGTGCAGTTGGTAGATTTTTAGGTGGTGCAGCAGAAAGTATTAGCAAGACTGTACCAGAAGGTACTGGTCAATTGTTTGGTGCTAAGAAAGTAGCAAAACTTGCTTTAATGGATAGTAATAGTAGAGCAGCACGTATATTTTCTACTTACACAAAAGACTTACCACTTAGATATTTAGATAGCGAGAACATAGAAAAAAGCTATGGAGAAGTAAAAAGATGGTTAGATCAAACAGACTTAAATAGAAATAGTAAAGATAAGATATTAAGACAAGCTGCAGTACTACGTCCAGGAGACCAAGCAGGATTGTTTCAAGTTGCTACTTCAATGCTTAAAGAAGTTGGAGATGACTTAGTAGATAACTTTCAAGTAAGCAAACAGGACGCTGACAACTTTACACGTATATTTGCAGAGACACAAGATGACATGCGTAAGTATTTTATAGACGCTTACACAGGTAAGAACGTAAACCAACCAGGTATGAAGATGTCTCCAATAACTATTAGTGGTAAAATGAGACCAGTACCTGACGCACATTTAACTACAGAGTTTATTAATAGAACTATACCTATGCCAGACGCAGGACAATTAGCTAAAGCTATGAACTCTATGTCTATATTAAGAAGCAAGATGGGTGGTACTAAAGGTATGGACGACTTCCTTAAAAAATATCCTAAAGCAATGCAAAAAGGAATTATGGGTAAAAGTACTGATTGGTACTACACAGAGTTCTGGAAACCATTAGTACTTCTACGAGGTGCATGGTTACTACGTGTTGTAGGAGAAGAACAATTACGTATGTTTACTAAAGGATATGACACAATCTTTTCGCGACCTGCAAGTATCTTATCTTTATCATTGCTTAAAAAAGCAGACGCTAAACAAGCAAAGAAATGGACACAAAAAGATGTAGAGTTCAAAGATCTATTTGGAGATCCTCTTGCAGAAAGTTTGGAATGGAAACAAGGATCATCACGTATGCGTGGTGCTAACAATAATGACGAAGCATTCGGTGGTGCAGAAAGATTTAAAAAACAAAAAAAGAAGTTTCGTAAAAAGATGGGACCACATGACTATGACATCTTAGATAAACGTGAAGCATTTGCAGGAGATAAAGCAGGTGCTAATAAATTTGTTAGAGCATGGACTAATGAAGTCTCTAAGATATACCAAGATGATTTGTTTACGTTATTGTTTAGAGGTAAGAATAATCCTGTAGCGAGAGAAAAAGTTTTAAAAGAATGGGTAGAAGGTAAAACACCTAGAGCCAAAGCTGTTATAGAGGAGTATGCAAAAGGTGGTCAAAGATACGAAGACATTATGACTACAGCAGGTGGTCGATATGTTTATGCTAAATCCTTAGAAGCTAGGTTACAACAGGTTGCAGGTGGTGCATTTGATGAAGATGTTGACTTATTAAATGACCTTATAAACAGATTAGAGTTTGATGAAATAGATTTTTCTAAGAACCCTTTTCCATTAAGACTAGATAGAACACGTAACGAAGACTTGTTTGACATGATGTTAAGTGGTAAATTAAATAAAATACAAAAACGATCTGATGGTGTTTGGATAAACAATCCAACAGAAGAACAATTAAAGTTTGTTAAAGAGACAGTAGAAGTTGGCGGGGAAACTAAATATCTTATAGAGGACATAGAGGATATAGGTTTTGAAACACTAGACGACTTGTTTAAATCTTTTGGTAAGAGCTTTACAAAACTAGATGAAAAAGCACAAAAGAAAGCTGTTAATAGATATTACGATACAATCGTTGAAGAATATGGAGATAGCTTACCAGATCTAGTTACTGCGCCTATTGAAGATACAGTATTAGATGATCAAAAATACATACAACGTTTTATAGAAAATAGTTTTGATGTCATAATGGGACAGAGAACAGACAATGCTTCTAGGTCTCCAGTATTTAGACAAGCATACTGGCGTGCAGTATATGATTTACTACCACGTATGACACCCGCTATGAGAACAATACTATTAGAAGGTAAGACTTACAGACAAGGTGGCAAGACAATTAAAGTAGGAGGTGCTAGAAAATCTAACATTCCTAATGAAAACCTACTTAACTCTATAAAAGCTGACATTGGTATTACACCAGAGAAGTTACGTAAAAGAGAAGTAGAGATTAACCTTGATATGTTTGAGCGTAAAGTTAAAGAACTTAATGACGCTGACACAAAACTAGGTACAGCATTTGTAGATAATACAAAAGATCAATCTAAAAAAGTACAAGAATTACAGATAGCTAGACGTAAGTATGACAAACAAGTTGATGAAATAGATGACGCTATTAATAAAGCACTTACTGATGATATGGACGTTACTGAACTAGAAAAAGAAAAAGATACTTTGCTAGACGCGTTTAACGATCTTAAAACACAAATAGACGGAGAACTTACTGATATAAATAAAGCAGCGGGTTTCGATGATGGATTTATAGACGCACAGTATATAGACAACTTTGCTAAATCAATTGCTTTATCAGAGTTACAAGGATTACTATACGATCTAAGTAAACGTAGTAAGATAACCTACAACCTTAGAGGCATATTTCCATTCGGAGAAGCATACGCAGAAATCCTTACTACCTGGACTAAGTTATTAAAAGAAAACCCAGAGATAGCAAGACGTGGGCAAGTAGTTATTAACAACGCTAGGAAAGATAATGTCTTTAGTCCTGTTGAAGGAGAGGGTTTCCTAGCAGAAGACGAGACAACAGGAGAAGAAGTATTTTATTATCCTATAGTAGATGATCTTGTATCTGACGCATTGTTTGGTTCTGATAGAAATGTTGGTGTAAGACTACCTGGTTATGCAGGATCACTTAACTTAGCATTAGAAGTTGTACCTGGTATTGGTCCAACCGCAGCTATACCTGCAGGATTTTTCTTAGAAGGAACACCTAAATTTACAGAAACACAAAAGTTTTTGTTTCCATTTGGTTTACCTACAATTAAAACACCTGGAGACTTAGTACAAGAAATAGGTATGCCTGCGTGGTTAAAGAATGGTGTTAGAGCTATGTTTATGTTTAGTGAAGACGCACCTCCAGGAGAGCTATCACGTATAGCTGCTAACTCTACTATTGACGTATATCGTGTACTCAAAGCTAACGGCGAAGATGATATGACACCAGAACAACAAGATCAACTTTTAAAGAAAGCAAGAAGTATTGCTAAGAATTTAACTAAGATAAAAGCATTCTCACAGTTCGTTGGACCTACAGGATTGAACCCTAGGTTTGATATTGGAGATCCACGTAATGCAGGTGCTATGTATTCAATGCAAATACTATCTGATAGATATAGAGAACTTATAGAGACACCACCTAAAGATCCTGTAACAGGTAACTTCCTATTTGCACCAGGAGATAACTTCTCTGCTACTAAATACTTTATTGATGAGTATGGCTTTAATCCACTAGATATAGCAACACCTAAGTCTGTAATTATAGAACCTAGACCTGTTGATGAACGTGGTGTACAGTTTGAAAAAGAAAACCCAGAGTTGTTTGAACAATATCCACTTACAGCATTTTATGCAGTACCTAATGGTGGTGGTGGTGCATTTGATTATGAAGCATATACAAGGTCTATATATAACGAACAACGTGAACCATTGACACCAGAAGAATGGGTTGCTACACGTAACCAACGTTTAGGTGCTTTTGCAATGGAAAACAAAAGAGTACAAACATTACAACAGTTTGATATAACAGATCCATTTCAAGCTAAACAACGTCAAAGAATATTAGCTGTACATAGAGCTACAATGCAACAGAGATTGCCAGGGTTTGGTTCTACAATACCTGGATTACCACAAAGAGGAACTCTTGATGATCAGTT